CGCCCTGGCCCATGAACCCCTGTTGGCCTTGCCCTGACAACAGGTCTGCCGAGGTTCCGATGGGACCTGGAGCACCTGGTTGAGCGGCGTTCTGCGCCGCGATCTCGCCGCTCCTGAAGCCCTCTTGGGCTCTTTGGCGTAGGTCTTCCGGGGTCACGCGACCGTCCATCAGGGTCGTGTTGTTCCGCACGCCGGCCAAAGCCGCCGCGGAAGCGCCGGACATCAAGCCCATGCGCAGGGCGTCTTGCGTGCTCATGCCTCCCAGCTTGCCCAAGCCGGCGCCAATGACGCCCGTGGCCAAGCCGGTGTTCAGGGCAGAACCCGTAACGCCCGGCAGGTATTTGCCGACTGCCGCCATGGGGTTGGTGCCCATGATCGTGCCGCCACCGCCGATGTAACCCATGGCGCCGGAGATCAGAGCGTCCTTGAGGTTGCCGCCGCCAAGCAGGGTAGTCGCACCCGAGGCCAAGGCTGCCGTGCCAGCAGAGCCCAAGGACATACCCAGAGCAGTCGGCCCGAGAACCATGGCCAGTCCAATGGTCGTCAGGATTCGGCCGACGGGGGACTTGACAATTTTCTTGGTGACGTCGACAACCCGCTTGACGGTGTTTTTGAAGGCCTTGGCAACCTTCTTCACGAAAAACTCAGGCAGGCCCGTGTTCGGGTTGATCGTGCCCGCGCCGCCGCGGCTTTGCAGAAGCTGTGCCTCCTCTGGCGTGATGTGCGCGAGCATGGTGTCGCCGCGGCGCCCCTGGGAGGCCAAGTACGAAGCGACATCGGCCAACCCGCCTTGGGCCATGGGCATCGCTCCCATGCCCTCCATGGGAGACTCTTCCATCATGGGGGCTTGCGCTCCCTGAATCGAAGTCATCTTCAACTCGTTGAGCACCGACAGAACAGCGCCCAAGAACTCCGGATCGTATTCCTCAGGGATGTCTTCAGCGTCGACGATGTCCTCGCGGATGAGCTGGTCACGCAACTGCTTGTAGCGGTCGGGGCGCTGAGACAGTCTCTCGAACATCTCAATGAGCTGATCAAGCTCTGACGGGGTGAGCTCGAGCTCCTGCATGTTCTCCCGCAGGGCCTGGCGGAGCATGTCCTGCTCCTCCGGCCGGGCCATCCCAAGGGCGGTTTGAGCAGCGTCGTACGAGTCGAAACTGGTCACCGCAGGCATCTCAGATGCCTGGTCGTCCTGCATGCCTGCCCCTTGGGGCAGCGCCATGATGCCTTCATTCGCCATGGTTGTCCTTTCCGAGTGTGGCCAGTGGCCCTGCATGGGGCCGCGCGCCTGGAAAGGACGCGTTAATGGCTGAAATTATCCAACAAAACCACTCGTCCTGTCCACTCATTACGACCTGTCCATCTCTAGGTAGGACAGGTAAAAGTCAGCCGTGGCCTGCGAGCTGGTGACCTTAATTACGTCGGCTGTCTCCAAAACGCATGGCACTCCGCTTAAAACGTCCAAAGTCTGGTTCGTGGGCAGTGAATAGCCCTTGAGCAAACAATATGCGGTAGCCCCGCCAACAGGGTAGACATTGACCGTCAAAGCGGTGGTTGACGCATTCCTGTTCGTCACCCGCAAAGAGGACAACACCGCCGTGTTGGCGTCTGGGGCGGTGTAAATCGTGGTCTCCGTCGCCGCTGCTGGGGTCAGGTATTTCCGAAGGTACTTGTTTGCCATGGTCAGTTCGCCGATACAAAGTTGATGGTGAGGATCACCGACGGTATGGCAGGGCGCGTGGGGCTTGTGCCAGCGGCATAGTGCTCCAGGTAAATGTTAATGTTGTCTGACCACCATGCAACCTCCAGGTAGTCGTTGATGGGGTCATCCACAGTGAAAATGCCGGTAACTGCCGGGACCACGTGAGACCAAATGGTGGCAGTTTTACGGGCTGGCACGTCAAACCGTGTGTTGCTCAATGGGTAGTTGACGCCCGTGTCCTTGGCCCACACCTCAAACTCACCCGCCGTATTGCTGCGGTTTGTCACCTGCAAGGTGAACGTCACCAGGTACTGGCCTGCGCAGGGGACCTTGATCCGTGAGCCGCTCTCCACGGTGATGCCATTGGAAAACGCTGGGGCAAAGGTGAGCAAGTTCTCAGCGGTAATGCTGGCGTTTGTCTGGTCCTGGTCCGAGACCATCATTGCCTGGGGCAAGATGATGCCATTGCTGTTTTGGAACCCACGGATACCGCCGGCAAACCCGCCTCCCGCTCCGCTGCCCATGGCCATCCACGTGGCCGCGCCAGCAGTGTTCTCGCTGGTCACCGGCGTGTAGGTGTTGTTGAGCTGAAAGATGATCTGCTCAAGCGAGCGCACCAGTTGGTTGAACTGCTCAGGGCTGTAGTTCTGCGCAACCGCATTGGGCAGGCGGACGTTGTTGATTTTGCTCATAGGGTTTACCCTACCTCAAGCCATCAGGTTGGATGTTGACACGCATCGTGCCAAAACGCCAGTTGCTGTTCAAGTCTGCGCTCTCGATGCGAAGCTGAATTTGCCGCCCGCGCGCCCGCGTGTCTACCTTCTGCGTGCCGGGCGCAATGACGTAGGGGTCCAAAGAACTGGGGCTGGCCGTGGCCTGTGGGAACGCGCGGAGCAGCAACCTCACGGTCAGGTTGCCCACCTGGTTCTTAAAGTCAGGGATGAATCGGCTCATGAGCAACATCTGGTCGCCGTCGCCAATGTCAAAGTACCCCGAGACGATGTAAGCGGAGATCGGCTGATCCACTGCATTGACCCCGTCTTCTTGGTTGTACAGGCGCGTGCGGCCGGCGGTGAGGCCGTAGATCGGGTCGCCATACGTCGGCGCTTGCGTGGAGTCAGGGTAATAGGCCGCGGCGATGGGCTTGGCAAAGGTGTTCATGTCCACCCAAGACGTGCGCGCCAAAGTGCCAACGGACCAGACATTCTCCATGTAGTTGTAACTCACGAAGCGGTCAATGTGGTCGCTCGTGAACGAGCAGTACCACCAGGTCACCTCGTTGAACTGGGTGTTGATGCCCACGTTTACCTGAAAGCTCTGGACAAGGTTGATGTCCTTGAACACGTAGTCCTGCACGGTACAGGGAATCTTCTTGACCGTGCCGTCGAACACGAAGAACGCATCACGGCCCATCCAATACGCCACGCCGTTGACGTCCGCCGCTGCGTGGGGCGCGATGCAGCCGCAGTTGGCCCCCAGCTGCTGAAAGCCGAAGGTGTAGGGCGGCCCGAGGTACTGCTGGCCGTGCAGCGACGTGTCCGTCCAGATCAGAATCTGACCGCGCGAGCGGATGGCCGTGACGATAATGTTGCCGTCAGTCAGCCGCTGGCCACCCGCGGTGTTGGTCGCGGTGGCCACGAACTCGGTGATGTTCTCCTGGTCTGAGAAACGCACAAACATCGGGTCCTGTGTAGAGGGTGTGCCGATGGTGCTTTCCGTGCCAAAGCACACCAAGTGACGGTCTGGCGTGGACAGGAGAGCGTATTTGCTCTTGGTGGGGGCACCAGTGAGGACCACGGCCCGCGTTCCAAGGCCCCCAGTGGGCAGCCACTCGTAAATGCCTCCGTCGACCACCTGCGCAATCAGGTTCTCGCCATAGGTGTCGAACTGCCAGACGCGGGGATTGAGCTGCAGACCGGCAGACGGTGGACGGGGCGTGCCCCACGTGAAGAAGCCCCACGTGCCCGTGCCCCAGCCGAAGTCCACGTAGCCCCGATCAGCCCCGGTGTTGATCTGGTAAGCAGCACTTGCTGTGCCGGCTGCAGTGGCAGTACTGGTGGCCTGTGTAGGGGACGTGATGCGGTAGGTGTTGGCGCTCAAGACCTCGACGATCTCGAACTCGTTGTCCAAATCCGCATTGGGTATGCCGCCAGGGTTGCCAGTGACGCTGGAGAAGGTCACGAAGTCACCAGTGATGGCTCCATGTCCAGAGTCGTTGACCACGACGTTCGTACTGCCGTTCGTGGTGTCGAAGGTGACGCCGGTGTTGGTGTCTCGAATGGGGGTGACGTCGGCCCACGAGCCGCCGTAGAACACGTAGAGCTTGCGGTTGGTGCCAATGGCCGCGCGCGGCGAGCCGTCGAGCGCGGTCCATGTAAAGACCTCACTGGTTGCGCCAATGAAGTACGCCTCGGTGTTGTTGAAGTTGGTCCAGCCGCCCATCTTTTCGGGCAGGCCGTATCGAAAGCGGACGTAGTCAGAATCCACCCAGCCGCCCTCTGCGCCGTACTCGGTGTTTTGCTTGTCAACGCCCGGCTTGAGAAAGAGTCGCAGGAGTGCCATGGTTATCGATACCCCGCGGTTTTCTTGGCAATCTTCTTGGGCTGGGCCACGAACTGCTTGCCCTTGGCGTTGCCCTTGGATTTCGCCCGGTTGGTGGCGGCCTTCTCAGCCGGGCTCAAAGCATTCCAGGCCGCGGCCGGCAGGTAGCGCTTCTTGCCCTTGCTGGGCTTGCCGTCAGAGGTCTTCCAGTCTTGGGCGGTCCAATCCTTGAGGGATTTCTGTGGGGACTTCATGACGTGTAGCCTCCGCCTTTGGCCTTGTACTCGCGCGCGAGTATCTGAGCTTTGCGCGCGGACCACTCGCCCGGATCACCGCCCTTGGTGCCGGCTTTGATCCTGCTGAACAAGGCCTTGCGCATGCCGGGCTTGGTGTAGTTGCCAGCGGCGTTGACCTTGGATTTGGTTGCGGGTTTCTTGGTAGGCATATCCAGCTCCTCCGTCACGTCGATAGAAATAGGGCTCGCTCTTCTTTGCGGCGGCGGTCCAAGCCTGCAAACACTTTACCCCCGGCCTTGTTCCAAAGCAATAAAGCGTCTGCCGCCGCTTCCCATTCGCCTCGGTTTGCCTTGATCCGCACCGTGCTGCGCTGGAGATTGCCAAGCCCTACGTTGTATGCAAAAGAGACCAGAGCGTCAAAGCGGCCTTGATGCCCAGCAACACCGGGAACAAGACGAAAAACACCGCGTTCAAAATTTTCGAGGTCAGCCTTGAATAGCGCAACCAGTTCTTCCTTGGGCCAGACACGGTTGTCTTCGGGCTTGAGTGGGTAGTCATCACGGATCATCCCGGTGTACGCTCCTGTTCGGACATTGGGCAGCGCTAGTTGATCAGCGTACATAGCATGGCCCCAGCCCACGGTCCAAATTGACGCACTGCACCGATAGGGCCGGTTTCGGTACCCCTCGAAGTGGTGCATCAACTGAATTCCACGCTCAGAAGTTTTCACTTCTTGCTCCAAGTCCTTGACCCAAACCAGAATCCTAGTATCCCGCCCAGCATTGCCATCTCGTCGCTGGAGAAGATCAGGCTGCTGTACTTGACCACATCGTCAATGTTGGTGATCAGCGTCGGGTGGTTCCACAGGTACACCGCCATGAAGGCGTTGATCAGGACAAGCTCAATCACGAAGATGTAGGTCACGGTCGGGCGCACCGTGCCGACGTAGCTGGCGACCCACTTGTGGGCCTTCTCCAGCACCTGTTCGTCATGCTTGAGCGCGGCCTCAGTCATCTGCGCCTCGGTCTGCATCATGACCTGATCCGTGCGGATTTCCTCAATCTTCTGCTGGGCGGCGTAGCCCTGGGCTGCCAAGGCCAACTCCCGCTCATTTTGGAGCCGCGCAAGGGCAAGCTCGTGCTTCTGGTCGCTCTTGTTCTGAAAGAACTCAAGCAGCTTGGGCAGGCCGCTGATCAGCAGGCCACCAAGAGTCGAAATCAGTGAAAGCATTACCCACCCCTTTTAGTTAACATTGCGCTGGCAATCTCCAGCATGAATTTTGTCTGCTCTAGGTTTGCCGGCTGCGCTGCCCAGCCAACTGTAACCTGTCCCACGAAACGATGCGAGTCCGGCGGGACGCTTACCCGGCAGGTGTACGTCACGCCCTTCTCAAGATACCAAAGCCCAACCTCTGATTGAGCGTAACGATACTCGCCGCATGGAATCTCGTTGGTCATCAGCTTGACAACGTCCGCGTTATTCGACGAGTTATGCGTGAACAGGCCAACGTCAATATCCTCAATTGTCTTGTCTCGCCCATCTTTGGTGTAGGCTCTGTAGAGCGTCCGAGAGTTGAACAGCGGGTTGACTTTGAAGACCGCCACCACCGTTGCACCAGTTTGCTTGAACAGCATGGTCGCCGCATCATCGGCACGCTCTGTTCGTATCTCCGGCAGCTTCTGTGACTCCTTGTAAGCATCACGGATGAAGTCCTGGCTCTCGTACAAAGCGTAGCCGGCAAACGCGAACACCGCCATCAGGATCACCGCAAACAGCTTGAAAGGGCTGTCCACATACCCAAGAATCTTGTCGAGGGTGGTGTTGGCGTTTAATTTCTCGGTCATAGCTGATGTTGCCCCATCTCAACTATGAAGTAAACGGTCAGGCCGAGAACAAATACTGACGTAAGGACGGCAATCGTGATTAAGATGATGTCGTCAATCTCGGACTGCCTGCGCTTTGCTTCTGCCTTGCGTTTACTTTCGGCGCGGGCTGCGTCAGCCTCCATCTGCTTGGCCCTGGCTGTGATCCGCATCCACACGTCCATCTTATTGCTCTGGAAAAAGAGCATTTTGACTTGCTCTTCAAACTCTCGCGCCTGCTCAAGAGCAAGCTCAAGCTCCAACGCTTTGCCAAGTGCCGACCCCTTAAACCCGCCCGTCTTGGCCTTCTCTACAACCTCAATTGCCTGCGCCTTGGCGTCAAAATACTGACCCAGAACTGGCCCCAAAGACTGCACATCCTGCACAGTCTTGACTGCCTTTTTAACCAGATTGACCGCCGACGAAACAGCGGCAAGGGCGGTGATCGGGTCGATCATTTCATTAGCTCCAACGCTACGTCAGTCTTCCGCTTTGGGCTGCTCAACAGGTGCCTCCCCTTGGGCAGCAGCCTGCTTCTGAATTTCGTTGATCAAACCGGCAACTTCCACAAAAGGGCGGGTGCCCAGGTATTGCAGGATAGCGTTAACAAGTGGCAGTGTCAGTTCAATTTTTTGATCGTTCATGCTTGGCTCCAGGGCAAGGGAGGCGTAACCACAGGCGGGTTGATCTGGTTGTCGATCTGCTGCTGCACAGCGGCTTCTGTGACTGCTTTGTCCACCCCGTCAGCCCAAATCCAGCCCAAGACTTGCTCTTGAGTCAGGTTTGCGTAGGGCGTGAAGGCGGAGCCAGTCGGCGCAGGGACAGCGCAGGTCGAGTACACAGAGGCGCTGTATGCGCCGTCAGTACCAGCGCAAGTCCAGTGAACGGTAAAGACAACATCTGCTTGCCCATCTGCATGAGGGTAGCAGTCAAGTGCAGTGATTGTCCAGGTGATAGTAGGGGTGGTCATGATTTACTTTCCTTCAAGTTGTGCCACACGGGCGGTCAGGGTTTGGATGAGGGCTTGCTGCTCTTGGATGGCTTTGACAAGCACCGGAATTAATGCGCCGGGGCCGACCGTTTTGTATTCGACCTTTTCTGTGATGAGGTTGCCCCCGGCATCAAAGTTTCCAGTCGGCTCGTCCATCGTCATAACACTTACGGCGTCAGGGAACACCGGCTCAATCTCCTGAGCAATAAAGCCCAACTGGTTTGTTCGGTCGTTGCCGTACCCCTTCTTAAAGTCAAACCGAACAGGCCTCAGCGACGTGATGATGTTTAGGCCATCTGACGCATCGCGGATATTTTCTTTGAGGCGAACATCTGACGCAGACTGCACCGTGGTGTTCTGCGCGTAAATAACGCCGTCACCAGTCACATAAAATTGAGCAACGCTATTTGCTGCGGCATACAGCATATTAAATGCGCCGTTAGCCGCACGAGTTGTTGCAATTTCAATAACGCTTGATGCGTAAGAGGCGTTTGTCGCGGTTGCATACAACACTTGCGAACTGGCGGTGTTTCGTAGTTCGTGATACGAACCTGTAGAATTTACATAAGCACCAGTATCACTCGCCTTAAAGTACCCACCGCTCGTGATGCGGGCGCGTTCGGTGTTGTTGGTGCCGAAAATCATTGCTATGGCAGACTGGTTATAAATGGATGTAGCAGCGGAGCCAGTAAATCCAGTGCCAGCGTTAAAAGTTAGTTTTGCTGATGTTGCAATAATGTTTTGATACCTATCGGAGCCTCCGGTTGTACCAAGGTCCAA